TGGTATCGGATCTATCGTCAAGGTAAGCCTAAAGACAGTTACCAATGGAGATATGGTGGAAATCACCAAGACAATCACTGATGAGAGTAGCTGGTGAACACAGAGGAAGCCGAGCAATTCTACAAGCAATTAGTAGAACACTACGGTGACAAACTAGCCAATCCAGACCATCATCCTAAGATCTTTCAGTATCAGGTAACACTGTACAAGTATACACAGGAGAGAGCCAATGAATCAAACAATTAGACTATTAGCTGAACAAGCTGGTTTCAATCTACACAATGATCCGATTGATGGGCATGATAACACACATGAGATCAAAAAGTTCGCAGAGTTACTAATATTCGAATGTACCAAGATCGCTGTATTTAAAGGCGATAAAGCAACAGCTGTAGCAATCAAAGAACATTTCGCATTATGAAACTATACGAAATAGCCTATCCAGATGAACTAGGCAATGATGTGGTAGAAGTGCTAACTGAGGATGAAATCATTGCTCAGTACTATACCTACTGGAGCACTAAGATGATACAAAATTGTCCTGGAGAACCAATCACTCGAGAACGATGCATAGAGGACTGGTGCGTGGTGCACTGGGCAACAGAAGTAAACATACCTACATGAAACACCTAAGATGGCATGCAGATCCTAACTGTACTCTCGGAGTATCGGGTCGTGCAAAACTAGTAGAAGAATACGATGATAACGATCGTAATCATAGACCAGATCTACAGGCAATGCTGGATGAGATAAAAGAATTGGCATTCACTCGTAACTATTACCTCAATAGAGAACATATAGAAGAGATGTATAAGAGACTGGTAAGATGAAGAAACTCGTAATCGCTGGTAGCTATGAACAAGCACAGCTATGGATCAAGAACGATCTAGCCAAGCGTAGTGCCGCTGGAGAAACAACACTATCACAATCAGAATATACAATCGTACATAATCAAGACCAACTACGAGGAATGCGAGATCCTAATGGTATATTCGTAGGAACATGGAGAGAACGAAAAGATATATTCGAAATACTTAACATGCTACTGGTTCAAATGACTGATCCCGTCAAGCATAAGATTATCCAAGATCTACTGGTATACCATATCATAGAGACGACAGAATGAACCTACTAACAATAATCGATGATGCACTATGGTTCTCACTATCCATGCTAGTGATAATGCCCCTATGCTTTGGGATAGGAATGCTGCTGGGAATGATATGGATGATATGAACGAAGAACAAGAATACGATGTAGTCATTGATGCACTACAGGAAAAGCGTGATCGACTATGGAAGATGACCCAACAGAACATGAACGCTGATATGTACAATATCATGGATCAAATACGCCTAGAGCAGATAGATCAGCTGGACAAGGCAATGGCATCATGGAAGAAGAGCAAAGGAAATAAAAATGTTCTATAACAATACGTTTGTTGGTAATCATGAAGAAATACTTTTTGGAGACTATACAGAAGCAACTAATCTACAGGAACTAAAAAGTCTAATAGAGAGATTGACACAAAATCTTGAAACATTTCACAGGTACAACGCACCAGAGGAATTGATCACACCTACTCAAGAACGACTGGTAGAAGTGGTAAAGTATTTTATATCCATGGGTGGGGAACTGGTAGAATGAGTAAAGGTCGCACTCCCAACGAAAACTGGGAATCTATTTATACTGCCGCAAATGGGTCAATATAAAGAAAAAAACTGCCCAACTTGTGGCACCACTCACCGTAAGCAAGGTGTATACTGCTCTCGCTCATGTGGTAATTCACGCACGCACACCCACGCACATAAAAAACATCTGTCTGCCAAGCAATCTGAGCACATGAACAGTGAGAATGCTCTTGATGCACGTGATAGAGCAACCAAACAAATCACTCTGGAGCGTAAAAAACACACCAATCGTGCTGACACTGACCTTCAGGAGATGACACTGGATGACTTCATGATAGAACCACAGATAGATGACCTACCTGCAGGGTCATTTCGTGCTGGTGGAGACTTATGGACCGAAGTGGACTGACTGCAAGATGCAAAGGATCAAATAAATTTGATTTATACTTGCGGATGAGGTATACTAACTGTGTTAGGGTTGATGGATAGTGTCTGTTAACCCTTTACTTTAATTCGGATACGTAGTAAAATAGTCTCTTTACAGGAGATGAGTATGTTTGAAGTAAAAGTCGGTTCAGAAGTTTTCCTTTTCGACCAGTTTTCGGAAATCGAAGAGTTTTTTAGCGAAGTAGTGATGGCCGAAGGAGCGGACGACGCTAAAATCGAGATCCGACTGGCCGATCTAGCCGACTAGGGACTAATCCCCTCACTTTTTGAGGGGTTTTTCACATTTAGCTTGCCTTTAATTCACTCCAGACGTATAATTCTTGCATAGGTTGTGAAAAAGGAAGAAAAATGTTTAACTTTATCTGTGGTTTCGTTCTCGGTGTCGCTGTTGTGACTCTCGGTGTCTCTAACATGGCTCACTATGCAGAAAAGGGAGTCTCGACTCTGCAGGAAGTCATCGTGAAGGTGGCGAAATAACCCTACGAAGTTGAGGGGATTGCAAAAATCCCTTTACTTTAATTCGCCCCAGACGTATAATTCTTACATGATGATTGAAAAGGAAACTACTGTGAAATCTACTATCTCTTTTGACTCCGCTACTAGCAAATTCGTCGGTACTCTGAACGGTAAAATCGTGGTTCGTAGCAAGTACGAATCGGCTGTGAAAGCTAAACTGGCTGAAATGTCTGGTTCGGTTGCTGAAGCTGAACAAGTGGTGGCTGCCAAGAACGAAAAGTACGATATCAACACTCGTTTCGCTTTCGTGGAAAAGTTGGTGACCATGGTCGCTACTGGTGTTCAACCCTCTGCTGTGATCACTGGTGAAGGTGGCTTGGGTAAGACTTACACTGTTACCAAGACACTGAAGGCACATGGTCTCCAGGACATCTCCGATCTGGCTGACTTCCAAGTGGGCACTGTTCTCAATGCTCGTAAGTGCTTTGTGTTCGTTAAGGGTTACTCTACTGCCAAGGGTCTGTATCGCACTCTGTTTGAGAACCAGAAGGGTACTATCGTGTTTGATGACTGTGATGCTGTTCTGAAGGATCCAGTTGCTCTGATGTTGCTTAAGGGTGCTCTTGACTCCTATGGTAAGCGTGTTATCTCTTGGAATGCAGACATGAAGGATGACGACCTGCCTCGCTCGTTTGAGTTCTCTGGTCGTGTTATCTTTATCTCTAACATGGCTCAAGACAAGATCGACCAAGCCATCCGTAGTCGTTCTATGATGATTGACTTGTCTATGACTCTTAACCAAAAGATTGATCGTATGGCTCACATCGCTATGTCCGATGAGTTCTTGCCTGAGTACGACAAGGCTGTTAAGACTGATGCTCTGGCTCTGATTCGTGAGATCAAAGATGAGTGCAAAGAAATCTCTCTGCGCACACTGATCTCGGTTGCTAAGATTCGTGCTTCCAACAAAGATTGGAAAGATCTGGCTGCTTACATGTTGACTGCTTAATAGGAAGGAAGAACCATGAAGATACGTGCTGTTGTGAATGGTGTTAGCTTCTATACCACTAGTGCTGCTATCAAAGGTAGACGTGTGGGTGACTTCTCGCTGCAAAATGATGCGATGTCCTACTGCCTTCACTGTATGGGTAGTAGCGCAGGGTTTGCCACGACTGTTCGGTACTATGATCACAAGATGGTCCAACATAAGTTTGATGTGCAGCTGAGCAAAGTGTAATCTTACCTGATGTTGCAATTAAAGTAAAGGGAAAAACGCTAAGGGTCTTATATTCAGTGGACGGGACTCCTACCCGATGTCCCTATAGACTGGGTTCAAACCATAGATGTATTTTCTCTCTAGCTATAGGGAAAACCCCTAGTGAATCTGTTTTCACTGAGACCAAAAATAGTCCCGCAGAATTTTTTTGTAGAAAAGGTCGATAAACCCTTTACTTTAATTCAGATTCACGGTATAATTCTTACATGATGAACGAAAGGGAACTGATGATGACTACGACACGTACTGAAGCACAAGAAGCGATCGATGCACTTTACAACGAACTGTGCTCTGCGCTGACTGTTTTTGACTACAAACTTAGGGAGTTGGCTCGTTTGGCTGATCTTAATGAGATTGAAAACATCTACCTTAGGACTGAAGGTGTGCATGATCTCTTGATGCAAATAGATGAAGTACTGGAGAAGTGATATGAAAATCGTACACAATGTTCAAGTCTACCCGATCTACTCTGGTCATATCAATGACCACAAGGTGTTGCTTGAGCGTGAGTTTAATGACAAGCAAACAGCTGAGGGTTGGGTTGCTGGTTACAATGAATTGTGCGGTGATGGGCAGATTGCTGTCTACACTGGTGCGATTGATGATGAAACTGGAGAGAATCTATGAAACAAATCTACGAAATTCGCTCGATGTTTAAAGATCCTGTACTTGGCCAAATTGTCGTGTGGGGTTCCTATGATACTGAGAAGCAAGCAAGGCGAGCATTAGTGGATCTCTCCACTCGCAACTACGCCAATGCCAATGAGATTCGTTCGCTTGGCCTAGAGTTGGTTCAGTACATACCCTTTGCGCTGGATCGCATTTCCGCTTTAGATATGGAGACTGTATAATGAGTTTAGATGTTGATTTAATGGTGATGCAACCTACCTCTGTATACAGAGGTAACATTACTCACAATCTTAATAAGATGGCCATGGTCGTTGAGTTATCCAATGGTAAGACACTCTATGATGTGTTATGGCGACCAGATGAACATGGGTATACTCAGGCGATTCATATTATTTCGTTACTCCATGAAGGTATGGTTGAACTAATTTGCTTCCCCGAGAAGTATAAGATCTTTAATCCCAGCAATGGGTGGGGTTCTTACGAAGGGTTGGTTGACTTTGTTCGAGAATATCATTCAGCATGTTTAGATAATCCTCAGGCAGAATTGCGGGTGTCAAGATGAAGAAAATTTACAAATCTCGTTATGTAAATGCGCTTAAGAAAGCAGCAAAAATCAATCGCTATCTTAAGCAAGGATACCATGTGTTCCATGATGGTAGACCAGTTGTAGGTGGTAAGTTCATACTCCGAGAAGATGAGTTGCTTTTCAAAAGTAGCGATACCTTCTATGTTTTATACTATCAAAATAGTCCTGACTGGGATCATGGTTACTGGACTTCTCTTAAGAAATGGAACAAAGAGTTTAACGACTCATTTGAAGTTTATCAACCAAGTGCAAAGGTAACATTATGATTGAGTCTCTAATTGCCATGGCCATAATTCTACTTCTAGAGTTTGGCACGAAAGTTTAATATGATCGAAATCTTCATCCCTATCCTAGTTATCTGTATGAATGGAAATTGTGAGTTCATGCAACCAGATACCTACTACACTAAAGAATCTCTATGCAGGGATTCCATAGATAAACAAAAAGAACACATGAGGAAACTAGCTTCCACTGGTGGTGTAACTATTACTGTTCTTGAAGGTACTTGTGCAACTGCGAAGGTGAAACCTGCAAAGGGTAGAGAGGCATGATATGTTCTTTAGACATGATACCATAATGGCTGTTCGTGAGATGCTTGATCGACACTGGAATGTCTACGAAATTGCATCTAAATTAAAAATTGACATTACGGTAGTTCAGGCTATAATTGATTTAATAACATGAGGATACTATGACAGACTTAACTATACCTACAGAAGTTGCTGATGGCATTACACGTGCCAACCTAATAGAGTGGAGGAATTACCTTCAGTCTGAGTTGGATCAGTGGTCTGCTAATCCAAGGACTGAAGGTAATCCTAGTGGTTACTGGTTACATGCAGATGATGTTGTAAAGAACACCGAATACATCTATGCTTGCACTTTACTCATCAACGCATTTGGTGGTGAGTTCTGATGGATAAAAAAACAATTTGGAAAATTCGTCTGCGACCAGATGGCACATGGGAGAATATGTACTTTGGTGAAGAACCAACAATCGTCACTGATCCAAGGAAAGTTGCAATGCTCGAGGAAGTCAAACGTCTTGAGGAATTCAAAGAGTATTTGATTGAACAGGCACTTGAGATCAAAGGTTTTGCAGAAGCGAACGAAGTGATTCAGAGAGTCAAAAATAAGACTTGACTTTATTTCATTTTTGGAGTATAATTATATTATAGTAATTTGGAGGGTATTATGAGAATCGCAATATGTTCGGATGTCCACTTGGAATTCGGACCAATCACACTACACAATGATAATGAGGCTGACGTACTTGTACTGTCGGGTGATATCTGCACAGCTAAAGATCTAGAAGTTACGGACAGCATCCTGTCCAGTGCTAAGACTGATCGTTTCTTGGAATTCTTTGGTACTTGTAGCAAGAACTTTCCACATGTGGTTTACGTCATGGGTAATCATGAGCACTATCATGGTGACTACGCCACTTCGATCCACACTCTAAAGGCAGCATTGAAGTCATACGAAAACATTCATGTTCTTGATAAAGAAATCTGGGATCATGGTGACTATCGTTTCATGGGTGGTACTCTATGGACTGACATGAATGGTGAAGACGAAACCACGATGAATCATGTTCAGAATCGTATGAATGACTTTCAGATCTGTGCGAACAGCAACAGAGTTGTTAACTACAGATCGTTTGAAGAAGGTAAAGCAAAGTTTCATGAGCGACCTGCTACTTTGAGTCCACAAGATGCATTGGAAGATCATAAAGCAATGATGCGTTTCCTTGAGGATTCTTACAAAGATACACCTCCATGGATGAATATTGTTATTTGTGGTCATCATGCTCCAAGCAAACTTTCTGAGCATCCAAAATACAAGCATGATAAACTAATGAATGGTGCGTACAATTCTAAGTTAGATCAGTTTATCTTGGATCGTCCAGGGATTAAACTTTGGACTCATGGTCATACGCATGAAGACTTTGACTACATGATTGGAAGCACTCGTGTTGTTTGCAATCCTCGTGGTTACATCAACTACGAAGATCGTGCAGATCGCTTCATGCTTAAGACTGTTGAAGTATGAGTGACTACCAACCAGACAAATGGTTAGTCGTTAAGATTACTGGAAAAGATACTCCACCAGTCCATAAAGTTTTTGCTTGCTGGTATGGTGGTTATCTTGGTTCAGATTCTTGGAAACTAAACAGTGGTATTATCAAGGCTACTCTTGAGGGAAATATATATTCCTTTGAGGGTAGTTCTGGTTCTGTATATGAATGTCATAAAGGATTTTATGGCACAAACGGCTATGGTGCAGATGTTCTTTCTAACATGATTGCCAGGGCTGGAATGAATGGCGTCACTATTGAACTTATGCCCGAAAATACTAACTGGATGGAGATAAACTATGAGTGAACCTACACACTGGACACTTACGCTTGAAGAAGCAGACGATGGCAGTGGAGACTTAGTTCTTCCATTGACTGATGAAATTATGGCATCTGCTGGTTGGAAAACTGGCGATACCTTAATCTGGACCGATCTACACAATGGATCATGGTCACTTAAAAAGAAAGATGCCGATGATGGAACCGAATCAGTGTGAGTATGCTGAGACCGCACTTGAGCATTACATGATGAAGTGTTATTCTCTAGAAGAAGATAACCGACTCTTAAAGAAACAAATCGAGAAACTACTACAATTATTGGAGGGAACTGAACATGCCTAAATTTACATTTATTGCTGAACATGAAAGTGGCCAGAAAGTGACTTACGAGTGTCAACCAGATTTTATTGATGATGTACTTGAAGACTTTAATCTGTTCCTTCGTGGAGTAGGTTTCTATCCACATGGTGATCGTTTAGAATACGTTTCTGATAATTATGAAGAAGATTCTAATCACTCTGATTATTATTTTGATACTGAACGAAACAAACCTATTGACCCTAATGATGAGTGGACCACAACAATCCGAGGAGAAGGTCAATGAGTAAAGTCTTCACTGATGTTTCAGTATTCCTGAGCGCATGCGGTCAACACACTCCATCACAGCCAGATGCAAAGGTTTCTGACCTTGCTGAACTCTACAAGAAATTGATTAAAGAAGAAGTAGAAGAATTTTGGGAAGCTGAAGCGTCAAGTGATGACGCTGAACAACTCGATGCATGTTTCGATATGATATGGGTCATTGTTGGATACATGAAGGCACGTGGTTGGGATTGCTCTGCTGCATGGGATGAAGGTGCAAAGAGCAATCTGTCGAAAATTGACCCTGTTACTGGTAAGGTTATTCGTCGTGAAGACGGTAAAATCCTTAAACCAGAGGGCTGGCAACCACCAGACTTCACCAAATTTATCGCTTGACTTTAATTCAGTTTTGGGGTATAATTATATTATGAAAAACGATATTACACTCTACTTAGACATGGATGGTGTGCTTTGCAATTTTGACAAAGCATACAAATCCCTCCGCACTCATGCTGAAGATGGAAACCGATTCCGTGCTGCTGTCATGGAATTCAACATTTTTGAAGAACTTGAATTCATGCCAGATACAATGGAGTTGATGAACTACGTATCGAAACTTGATGGTGTTACAATTGAGATTCTTACCTCTGTTGGAACATTCGATGAGGTTCGAGGTAATGCAGCAAGACGTCAAAAGAACAAATGGCTTGAGAGCAGAAACTTTCCTTACAAAGCAAACTTCGTTCGTACCAAATCTGAGAAGGCTAACTACGCTACACCAACTAGCATCTTGATTGATGACTCTATTGGTTGCATTGAACCATTTAACGCTAGTGGCGGTCATGGTATTCTCCACACAAAATCCATCGATACTATTCAACAACTTCATGATGTTATTCGTGGCATTCGTGGTTTGAACATGCTGAAATTTGGCTATGACTCCATGGGAACTTATGCTTGATATTTTTGCACCTACTTTGCAATGGATAAAAGATGACTACTCTTCTAATCGAAATCGTTTTTGCCTTGAGTTGCTTGCTTGGGCAATATCTGTTGGTTGTTCGCTCACAATGGCAGTTACAGTCCCTAGCCCACCTCTTATTCTACTGTACCCTACTTGGATCACTGGGTGTGGGATTTATGCTTGGTGCGCTTATAGTCGGAAATCATTTGGCATGCTTGCTAACTACTTACTGCTAGTAAGTATTGATTGTTTCGGATTGTGGAGAATGTTATGAGTCAAGTTTTATCTACAAATATATTTTATGGTACCCCACCAGCAACACCAGTAACTCCACCTCTTCCACAATTCACAATGCCTGAACCACTCAGCTATGAATTTCAGGTAGTTGAATATATTCAAGATGATAAAGTTACAAAAGTTGCATTACAAATTAAACAAAACACCCATGATCAATATGGGAATATTAAAATGCATGGTATTTGGCAAGATGTCCCACGCATAAAGATTGACCTATGAATATATTTTATCTTCACAACGATCCAAAAATCTGCGCAGAAATGCATGTGGACAAACACTGCGTAAAGATGATTCTTGAATATGCTCAACTACTTTCTACTACTCATCGTGTTCTTGATGGTACCATTTCTGTGGGTCTCTCAGCATCTGGACGTAAAAAGACTTCATATGTGCTTATGGATAAGCGTGAGTCTGTTCTTTACTCTGCTACTCATATCAATCATCCTTCTGCTATTTGGGTAAGGCAGAGTGATAAAAATTATTCTTGGTTATTTGAGATGTTTCAATCTCTTC